CGTCACGCCGCTTGTTAAGCGGTGACTAGTCCATGCTACCTTTTTTGGTAGCCCGTTCTTGTTGTCCTCAAGAACGAAGACTGAGTTGGCAGTATATCCAACGGCAGGCTTTGGTGGTATCCGCCCGTGTACACGGGCGAAGACTGAGTTGACAGTATAATCAACGGCAGGCTTTGGTGGTTTTGGGGGCTTTGCCCCCTGCGGCCAGTGGTCCTTTTATTTGGACTTCTGGCCTGCGACACCCTATTTAGGGTTTTTGTCCCCTCTTAGGACTTGAGAAAAGTCCGTCTTAACAGTGGGTATGGGTGTTTGTGCAATTGGCACCCATGTAATGACTTAAATTTGCATGTCCTATCGGACCCCCTTTCCGAGCGTAATGTTGGGATTCGCTCCCCGACACTGACAATATGGGTATTACAGAGTTTCCGCGCTTCGGCGCGAAGGAGATGTTTGCTGAACATTTCAACAAGCGCCACATTTTATGTGGCGCCCACGATGAATCAAAGGGACGACCTTGGTCTCGGGGGGCACTATACGCCTCTAAGTCCGTGAGAGCTTTTGCTAGAGACGGGAGTCAAAGGAAACTGCTGACAATGGTGTGGGGTCCCACACCGCTTGAGTTAGCAGTATTCTCCAGCCGCGCTTTGTGCACGGTGGAAAGGCAATTCTGTACCACGAATTGTGGCGTTTCATCGGGATCTACTCCCGACTTGAAGGCCAGAACCATAGACAGTGTCGGTGTTCCAAGTTTGCAAAAACATGTTACACAGGAGCAGACCAGCATTGCAGTTTGTGAAGTCAGACCTCAAGTTTTGTTTGGTCTTGACCAGGAGGAGATGCATACTGATGGGTCTTCATGTGAAGATTCATTTGGGGATGCATCTCATGATGTGGCGCTTGTACGTCGCCACGGGTGGTATGGTTTGTCGATACCGAAACACATCTGTCCTGATGATGAGATCGATTTCTTTGAGCAGCATACCATGCCTAGCGCTAGTTTTATGACCATGAAGCCGATGTTCAACATGGAAGAGATAGGGGTGACATTAGTTAATTTGTCTATCCACATATACGATTTGGTCATGACCACAGACCGTACTTGGAGGTCGCTTCTTACTCGTGTCCATGCCATTATGATGACTTTGGGTCTCGATAGGAAGGCGTACAGATGGCTAGCCGAAGATATGTTGGGTCTTTTCTCTCCCACACCGGTGCGCCCCGAGACCCTTGAGGGTTTGGGGGAGGCCATAGGCAAGGACGCAGCCAAATTTATTTCGTCTAATTTGACTAAAATAGTTGAAAAGATGATTAAGTTTTGTTCGGCTGCAATGGTGGCGCCAGCATTGATGCAGAACAAGGGCCAATACCTGAAGAACATAGGTTACGTTTTGGACAAAGCTAAGCTTAGTTCTTTTGGCGCCGCCAACCTTACGGTAGAGGCTGTGGTCGGCATGTTGGCCCATTGTATTACACGAGGTTTGGAGTTTTTTGTCAATGCTTCGTTCCCCGATGAGGTCAATGCACTTCTCAAACAGTCCACGGTGCTGAGGGCATCTGTAGACGAATGTTTGCTCGTGATGGATTGCGAGACAAGGGAAGACATGCTGCGAGATCTTAATAGTATGGCAACGCAGTTGACTAACATGCATCTGTCTGTGCGTGGAGAGAAGTTCACCGTGGCGCAGGCCTTGCTACATGAGTTAGAGCTTGTGTTGAAGCTTAAGGCTAAGACTAGTCAGTGTGGCGTTTCTTCAGACAGGGTGCAGGCCCCGTTGTCGTTGAACATAGTTGGGGATCCTGCGATTGGTAAGACCGAGATCACCAACACGCTTATTGATATCATAGCTAGCATCAAGAATGGTGGCACTTATTATCAGCCCAACCAAAGGTGTAAAGCCTCTTTGTCCAAATATTGGAACAATTTGACTAATGAGTCCAAGGTAGTCATTTTTGACGATTTAAACGCTTCAGTGCGTGCGGGCGAAAAGACTGAGTCTACACATGGCAAGTGGGCTGAAGGCTTGATACAGATGGTCAATAACTGTCAATTTTTGCCTGAGCTCGCAGAGGCCCATCTCAAAGGCAAGATACAGCCCGTGCTGGATGCCGTTATATCCACCTCCAATGAGCAGAACAAGTACGGTAATATACCTGGTATGGGCAATAAGGAGGCAGTATTTAGAAGGTTCCATATGATTAAGTGTGTTCTCAAGGATCAATTTAAGACGCCAGAAGGCACGTTCAATGTTGCTGCGGTTAGGGCTGCAGGTGACACCATATACGATGTCAATCCTTGGAAGATGTGTTTTCTCAAATTCAATCTTAAGAAATCTCAGGAGATGAAGAGCAAAGATAAGATTGACAATAGCATACACGACACATTGTGGGAGCCCGTGACTTTCATGTATGAGGGTCAGCAGCGTGTCTCAGACGACATGACGTTTGACATGTTTAAGGCGCTGTTTACTCAGCTCTATAATGTGGATAATGATGCAGGTACCACGCTTCGTGAAATGAATCTTAATTTGCAGCGTAGGCTTTTTCCTAATATGTTTGTGGGGCAACCAGCTGCCGAGGCAGTGCAGGTTGATCCGCAAGTTTTGTGTAGGCCCCGCGGCTTGAATTTGTCTGCCGAAGATTGGTATTTGACCAAATCAATAACATTTGCCGCCACTGGCGGGTTGTTTACCCAGATGATGTGTCTCTTATTATGCCCTTTGACGTCTTTGACTTGGTCTGTTTTTAGATTGCTCTATTGGAGACCACCCAGCTGGAAACCCAATTCTAACCGACAAAAGTTTAAGGACTATGTCATGGATGGTTTTAATGCCGCCGTAACGCAATATAAGATGCTGTTACTGTGCTGTGGTTTTACGATAGCCACTACGTCTGCACCTTTGTTTAAGAGTTTGCTAAACTCCGCAGACGTGGACATGGGTCAAGTGTTCCGCGCGATTATGTTTGGTGGCGAATTCGTTGGCTTGTTGCGAGAAGCACCGGCAGAGGCGGCCAACCAAGCGTGTGGGTTATTGCGTGACGGCTGTTCAAAGGCCCTGTTGGCGCTAGCCGACAAGGAGAAACAGGCTAGAATTAAGCGCGTTTTGCGAAATGGTATTTTCGCGGGTGTTGCTATTGGGACATTGATACAGGTTACCAAGTGGATTGCTAGGTTCAGGACGATGAGTCTAAGTTTACAGGATAAGTTGGGATCTAGCCCAGTGGTAGCCGAGACCACGGTAAATTCAGATGGCGTGATTAATGTACAGGTTGACCGACAGATCGATGCTGCGCCTAGACATAAACAATGGCTCGGGAGTTATCACACAATTCCCAGGTTTCCCTTGGCGAAAGCCATGGCTACACAGACACCAGACGAGTCCAGGCAGAAAATAGGCGCCACGATGTATCGCATGACCATAGAGCCTTGTAAGGGCTCGCAGTTGACTAGTGTCGAGAGGTTTCCGGAGCACAGGGCTGATATGTTCGTTGTGGGCTATACAAGCACGAAAGCAGTCACTTATATGATTACGGTGGCTCATGCGTTTGCCAGGGATTATAGTCATTTTTGCATCACAATTCACGATCCTTCGCGGGCTCCCAAAGAATGTGTGTTGCCTAAGGCTGATATAGTTTTTGCCCCCAAGTCTTTTTACAACGGTACGATGTACGATGTCGATCTTTGCATGTTTGAAGTGCCGCGCAGTGCCACGGGAAGTTTACCGTGCATAGACAAGTATTTGGGTGAGCTTGTGTTGGATAAGACTTCCAACTTGGTTCGAATGATACCTACGTGCGGTGACAACAAGGGAGTAGTCACTGTTGAACAAGTGCCAACCAGTTTTGTCGACATGATGGCATTTGAGTATACTCGTGACACACCCGCCCACAAGTTACTTCCATCACCGATAGCACTGTTCATGTCAGGTGACGGTGCTGATGGCATGTGTGGCTCCATTATTGTGTCTGGTGGCGTGGTTGCGGGCATACACACGGGTTCTAACAAACCCACCGGCTGTGTCACAGCCACGCCCGTCACGGGGAAAATGTTGGCTGCCATGAAAGCGCAGTCGATAGCTAGGCAGGCCGGTCATGTGCCCAACTATGATGTTGAGAACATGTTGATTAGGTTTCCATACGTGAATGAGAGCCCCAATTCGAAGCTTACCATAGTGCCTACCGTCAAGATTGTTGATCCTGGTGCTTTGTCGCGCATATCGTATGATAGGTTTTTCGACGCGATTGGTACACTTAAGAAGAAGGATGGTTCCGACGTGAGTGTGAAGGCAACTACTAGTCTGGGGATTTCTCCACAAATAGAGCTGTTACTGGAACATATTCCAGATACCGCTAGACTAATGTCGGCTTACGCCATACCTTCTAAGCACTATAAGATGCGGCATACTGTGGAGAAGTTTGTCGATAAGTGCAGCTTGGACCGGCCTGACGATGTACATTTACGCCGTCAGGCCCAACACTTAGTTGGGCACAGGTTGTTTCAAGCATGCTCTGAAGTCATTGCGTCCAACCCTGGCCTTGCAGCAATGGAGGTTCTGGGGATGCAGGCAGCATTAGATGGGCTGTCTAGTTCGCAAAGTAGTGCTAGGTTTAATTTGGGTTCGGCCATACCTCTAAATACTTCGGTGGGCCCTTCGTATCCTGGTTCAAAATCAGAATATCTGTCCAAGGTTTTCTCCCCCGAACACGGTAGGTTTTTTACTTGCTTTAAGGACGATAACGCTATCTCTATGGAGATAATGGACAGAGTGCGAGAGCTCAAGGAGAGGCGTGAACAGGGTGAAGTTGGGTTTTCAATGAACTTCATGTGTCCCAAGGACGAGGTGTTGCCCGTACAGGACGACGGTCGTCCTAAACCACCGCGCCATATCATGAATGGTGAGTTGGCTGACAATATTCTCACTAGGATGTATTTCCAACCCATTTTGGTGTTACTGGGGTACAATCCGCTCTCTTGCGGGCATTCCGTGGGTATGGACCCCACGATGAACTACCTCGACATGATGAAGAGTTTAGTCAACGGGGACATAGAGGGACCGTTATATCTTGATCAGGTGGAAGCCAGTGCCTTTGTGGCTACGGATTACAGTGGTTTTGACTTGAGTCTCTCAGGCGGCCTGTTATCGGCAGTGATGAATATTATCATCAATCTGTCGAACCTCCTGAATTACAGCGATAAGGATCGTGCGGTCATGAGCTCAATAGCCTACGATTTGTGCAACCCGTCAGTTGTGATGTTGGGTACTGTGGTGCGGTTGGCTGGTGTCAACACCTCAGGCAACCCGCTTACCACCATTATTAATTGTGTGGCCAACATGATAATTAATTGTCAAATTCATGCCATGATCAGGTATGATGTGCTACATGGCAAATACATGGAGGACTATGCGAGAGATTATTCCACACTGACAGCGTCAGACATGGAGTTTGATCTGCGCCGCATAGTGGCATATGGTGATGATGTAGTGGTTAGAGTGGAAAAGGGCTCTCCAATAAATCAGCCCGCCACCATCTATTATGGTGGGCTGCTTGGCTATGTTATCACCGGCTCTGACAAAGGGAAGAGCGTTACTGAGTACGCTACCAATTTCACCTTTCTCAAGCGCAAGTTTCACTTGTATGTTAGGCCAGCTGACAGGCAGGTTGTGATGTGTTTGGCACCATTGGCTATGGATTCAATATTCAAGCCATTTGTGTGGGGCGATTTTGGCAAAGTCGACATTTGTGACCACTATACAGGGTTAATTAAGTCGGCGTTGCACGAATTGGTGCAACATGGGCATCATGTCTATGAAGACTTGGTCCCACGGCTGTGGTCTTTCAGTCAATCCTTTATTATAGAAAAGAAAATTAAGAAAGGGAAGATCACGTTGAAGTCAGGCATTGCGTCGCGATTTGAGGGTGATTTCGTTTCCTGGGAGACGGCCATCCAGCGACGGTATGTTGTTGACTTAGACCGGATAGAAGGTGAGCTGACACTTTCCGGGCTCAATTTAATTGAGTTATAAATTAGCACGGCCTCCAGGGCCTTAAACTGGTGTCGTTTGTATACTATTGTATGTTAATATAGGATTAGCGATCCTGAATGCTCTCAACGACAGAGAAGATCTGAGAGTACAGCTTGCTGACGTTTGTTTTATTACAGTGTTAGGGACCATGCATGAA